GTCAATGAATTTATTCCAGACTTGCTTTGCATTTATAACTTTGGTAATCTCTGCGTCTTCTGCACTCTTCTCAACTGGCCAGCGAAGTGTGAATTCAGAGTTGTTTTCCACAGCTTGCATGAACTCATCAGTGAATCGGATTGAGATGTTTGCACCAGTAACTTTCTTAAGATCGCGCTTGATGTCAATGAAAGTTTCAATTTCAGGATGGCGACAATCAATTGTGAGCATCAAAGCGCCCCTCCTGCCGCCTTGCGCAACTTCACGTGTAGAGTTGCTAAACCGCTCCATGAAAACGCCAAGACCGTCTGTGGTTCTTGCAGCATTGGATGTTGGCTGGCCCTTAGGCCTGATATTTGAGACATCCATACCAACACCACCACGCCGCTTCATAATCTGGACCTGCTCCTGGTCAGAGAATAAGATGCCGCCGTAGCTATCATGCGGTTGGTCGACAACAAAACAATTTGAGAGGCTTTGCAGCTGGTAAAGATTTCCAATTCCAGACATTGGTGAGCCCTGCGGGACCACATCAGCAAAATTCTTTAATAGATCATAGATCTCAGCTTCTTGCATTGGATTTGGATACTTCGCCTCAATTCGAGCAAACTCGCTCGCAAGTCGATGATGCATCTGGTCTGGATTTGTTTCAAGTAGCTCCCCGCTTTCGGAGCGAAGAGCATATTTCATAAAGACATCTGGTGCAAGCTCATCACCGCCAAAGTATTTAGAAGTTTCTTGAAATGCAACATTTGTAACGCTTTCAGTCATTTATAGCCTCATGGGATAACATAAACCCGATTTACTTTCCGTTAATCTCTTTCCACTTCTCTTTTAAAAGTGTTTTCATTGAAGTTCCGTCTGCTTTCACAACATCATTAAATGACATTTCATCTGCATTTAATAGCGTAAATTTAGACATAGATGTGTCTATTTGCATCGGAAAAAGCATGCCGTCTCGGCCAGCTCTATTTTTTGCAACAAAGATTCGGCCGCCGCCGGTTGATTTTTCACTTGCTTTTCTTGAAATTGATAGAACTACGTCTGCAACTTGCGCTTTTCCGTAAGCTTCACTCATGTTTTCTAGACCAACAACATCTGAATTTGATGCATCTCTATTTGCCTGCGATGCAGTCCAGATAGGAATGTTCATTTCCATTGCCATGTTTCGAAGTTCTTCGTAAACAAGCTTTAGTTCATGTCGAAGAGAATCAAAATGTCTAGATGACTTCATAATATCAGCATAATCAATAATGATTACACTAGGTACAAAAGACTTCAAGAGCAATCTTTCGATATGGTTTCTAAGTGTCTGGACAGAAGCAGTTCCGGTTGGATATTCTTTGATGATTAGCCTACCAAGCGACGTGCTCTTATAGAAGTCTAGAACTTCATCTTTTCGATCTATTACTTCGCCGCTAGGAATGCTGCAAAGATTTGAATCGTAGCGAAGACCAACAGATGTCTCTGTTAACTCAAAAGTGTAATGAACAACGTTTTTTCCGACACGAAGAGCCTCAGCACCTATTTGTACTAAAAAGTGAGATTTTCCGACACCAGTCGGCGCCACTATAACACCAAGCTCGCCGCGGCCAAGACCGCCATTTAAGATCTCAGGCGCATCAATCTGCGGCAGACCTGTTGGACAAGTTTGGCGGCGAGTTCGCATAAATCTTGCTTCCGTGTCTTCGAAGAAGTCATGACCAACTGCAGATGGCGTTCCAGCAGCAAGCGCATCTTTCATAAGGCCGATAACAGAATCAAGATTGTCAGTTGCAATCATTTCAACTGCCTTCTCAAGTGCCTCCTTCATTGCCTGCTTTTTACAGAAATCAAGTGACTTATCCTTGACATATTCAAGATCACCCATATTGGGATTAACTCGAATTCTCTGCAAAAATTCAATAATTTGGTCACGAAGAATCGTGTCACGACCTTCACGAAGATCATCTCTAATGATCGTAACTAGCAAAGGAAGGGTAGGAAAGTCTTTGTATTTCTTGTGATATTCAAAATATGAATTACAAAGATATTCAAGATACTTGAGATCAAAATATGCAGGTGTCATAATTTCAATCATCTGCATTGCCCACATTCTGTCTGTTAGGAATGCTTGGAAGATTCTTTCTTGAAATTGTTTTCCATACTGACTAAAATACGCTTCGCTCATATAGCACCAATGTGATTCATTGAATAAAATAAATTGTCAACATCAAAATTTCTAATACCGATTTTTTGTGATTCCCGCATGAATGTTATCTTATCACGCCTAGGGCTCCATTTTTCATTCGTATACTTAATTTTCTCTATTTGTTGCTGATTTAATGATGAAGAATCCAGGTAGACGAGTTTCCAGTTTCTCAAGATAAGATCAGCAGATTCAACAATTGAATCGTAGATCTTGATTTTTCCAGTGTTCCTTTCGCCTGAAAGCTCTATTAGCTTTTCAACAAGAATGTCTTCTGGCAATATGAATTCTGGAAATCGCTTTGATAGCGTCTTGAACCCAACGCCTGGGACACCAGGTATATTATCCGACGTATCACCGCAAACTGATTTTGCTAGGGCGAAATTATTTGGATGAATACTGTACTTATTGATAACTTCATCAACATCAACAAGCTTTTTCCAAGTAGGCGAATAAATGACAGCATTATCTCGAATGAGCTGGTAGAAGTCCTTATCAGCAGAAAGTATGATGTGATATGAGCCTGAATGCATGTATCGACAAATATATGCAATGATATCATCAGCTTCGCAATCTTGCCCGTACATTTGACAAACAGGTAGCTGTTGCAGCAATCTTACGAGTGCTGCAATCTGGCTTGTCCTATCAGATACAGTTTGCGGAATATCATCCTCATAATATCTGTTAAGCTTTTCTGGGCGTCTATGCTGCTTATAGTCTGGGTAGAGAGCTCGTCGTCTTGCAGATCCGCCGCTTTCCCATACAATATATACTTGTTTAGGTCTGAATCTGGTACAGAGAGATCGAAGCTCCCCCAAGAATCCGACAATGCCACCTAAGTGGTTTCCATTGACACCCAATGCAGGATGTGCAACAAAATGTCGAGTAAAAAGGTTGAGAGCATCGACCATTAAGATCGATGCATCTCCGTTCATTCTTCGTCTTCTACTTCGTCATTATTAATCTCTCCGACACTCTTTGTGCGTATCATAACAGTCTCAATCAAGCTTTCGAGATATCCAGTATATGCAGGAGTTTTAAGTATTTCACCAAACTCTGATTTATGAAACTTCTTCTCAATGATTACGTCGCCAAGATCAACATCAGTTACAGTAAAGACCTTCCACGCCCCTTCACCTGAGACACAGATGATTTTATTTCCAATCTGTCGCTCTCCTGCTACACGAAGAACATCAAAAACTTCTTCATATTCTTCAATGCCCTTGCCGAAGATGATTCTGAATTCTACTTTGCGAAATGGTGGTGCCACCTTGTTCTTGATTGTTTTGGCCCAGACATTAATACCAATAACATCACCCTGCTTGTTTTCAATGTGCTGGCCTGCACCAAGCTTTATACGCACTGATGCATGGAATGGAATTGCCATGCCTCCAGGCGTGGTTGTAGGGTCTCCGTGTAGAACACCGATCTTGGTGCGAATTTGATTTAATATAACGAAGAGGACACTTTGGTCTCCGATGACCCCGGTAATCTTTCGCATGCCTTTCGAGATTGAGCGTGCCTGTAGCCCTATTGTGTCTTTGTCATAAGCGCCTTCAAGCTCTGCTTTGGGTGATGACGCTGCAACAGAATCCCAAACAATGGTGATTGGCACGTCTTTTTGCATTGCCTTTGCTTTTAAGATTGTCTTCTCTGCTACATCAAAGACTTCTTCCGTGCAATGAGTATCGACATAAACAAATCGCTTCGTAACATCAACACCTAGCGATTGCAAGTTCTCAACAGAAGTTGCGTTCTCAGTATCGATATAGACACAGATTCCGCCCATTTGCTGGGTTGATCTTGCTATTTGTGTTGCAATATGAGACTTTCCAATTGATGGTGGACCAAAAATCTCAACAATTCTGCCTTCTGGAAGTCCACCTTTTGACCTATTTGAAACAATATAGTCAAGAAGAGTAGAGCCTGTAGAGATCCACCGCTTTACATGTGTTGGCGATTCATCTTCAGATAGATTGTATGCTATTCGAGAGCCATGCTCCTTGTTTAGAGATGAAATTAGATCTGCAGTAAAATCAGCTGAAGTATCATCAGCTCGGGTACGTTCTTTGGAAACTCTTGCCATTTTTGCTCCTTTATAAACAGTAAGGGCGCGAGGCATTCTTTATACCCCGCGCCCGAAATTATGATCAAGTATCGATTAGGTCATTAAATGCATCATCAAGTGACTTAAAAGTCTTCTTGGGAGTGCTTGCAACGGGCTTTTGCTGGGGTGCTACTTCGTCAGAAGCCGTGACGCTAGATGACTTGTTATCAGCACTACCACCACGAGGAGTTCCTTCAAACTCAGTAGGCATACCGCCTTCGATCCAGTCATTGATAATCTTTGAAAGCTCATCATAAGACTTGAGCTCATAAAGCGTGCCTACATCCGGGATGTTTGCGATCCAAGTCTTGGCAGTTGCAGTATTAGTTGAAAGCTGTGACGATTTTCCTCGAGGCATGACCTCTGTTTCAGAGTACTTCTTGCCCTGAGGCTTAAAACACTTAATCTTTACATCGCGACCATTCTCAACGTCAGTAATATCACCGTAATCTTCATCAATCATGATGCCAAGAAGACTCTGGTAAACTTGCTTTCCAAATGCCCAAAGCTGGACACCCTTGTCTTCTTCTCCGCGAACAATGACAGGAGCATAGCAGCGCATCTTAGGATAGAGCTTCTTAGCAAGCTCATAAGATTCCTTGGTTCCTTCATTGCGAAGCTTAGTAATAAGCTCCTGGAAGGGATCCGGCTTGCCAAACTGGTTAGGCGTCAAGATGCCGGGATTGTTACCAATGTTGTAGTAAAACCACAATTCCTTGAAAGGCTGTCCGTCGTTGCTTGGGAAAGAAAGAAGCCGAACAGTGTGATCCTCACCTTCTTTTGGCTTCCAAGAAGAAGAAGACTTTTTCGAATTTCCAGACAGGTTTTCTAGACGCTTGCGGATTGCGTCAAAATTAATACTCATTTTTTGATTCCTTTAATGTTTAATGTGCAACTTACAAATATTAGCTTCTAGAGGATTCATGTAGCGTGTGTTGTAAGATCACACCCCAATCATAGACTGGAGTGAGAATGTTTTCATGGTTTTTGCTTAATTATTTTAAGCGGGTCGACGACGTATTGACCGCCGGCTGCCTTTGCCATGCTATTATAAAAGTTTTGTGGATTTCTTGGGCTCTTTACAGGGCCTGCATATCCAGCAATAGCACCTGCACCGCTAAATTCATTGGTTCTTGACTTCTTGCGACGACGGCGCTCAGCAAGAATATCAGGGTCATCTGCATTTTCGCTACCTTCCACAGCATCAGAGACTGCTGCGTTAAGTAGTGCAAGGTTTCCAATGAAATTTGAAGTCGCATTAATGGATGCTAGTGTTTCATCGCTGATGCCGGGAATCATACCTCCCATGCTTGCGATTGTGTCTTCGACAGCCTTGATTTTATCTCCGTACTTTAGAGAGAAATCAAAGAGTGCTCTTGAGATTTTTTCACCTTCTGGGTCGAGCTTAGGCTGTGCAGCACCTAGTGCTGTAAGTGCTGAATCTACTACCATGTCTGCAGTTGATAAGCCAGGAATAAGCTCGAGAGGCAATGCTGAAATTGAATTAATTAAAAAATCAAAACATTTCATAGCAATATCAATTGTCGAAGCTCTAATCTCGGCGCGAACAGCTGCTGATGGAAGTACTACTGATCCGCCGCCGCTTGTGCTAATCAAAGGTGTTAATGCATCATTGTTTTCCATCGGCGGATCAGTCATATCAATGTTTATGCCGTGCTCAGCAAGCAGTCTTTCAAGTTCATCTATTAGTGCTCTTACACCATTAAAGTCTTTAATGGCATGAGTAAAATACCAGAGTTCGCCACCAAGTGGAATAAATGGTGCTGCTGTATAGCCGATCTTTTCTATGGTATTAGACGATTCATCGTCATCTCCTGCTAGGAATGACTTGAATTTTGA